TTTAAATGTATTTAAATCTTTTGTTAACCCCATTGATCTTTTTAATGAACACCAAGACACATATACCTCTGCAATAGAAAATCACTTCTCTAAAAACAAAATCCACGTTAGAAACTTTCAAGAATTTATGCACCATTTAAAACTCCTACTACAGAAAACAGTACCCTCGTATCCTTTTACCTTTTCGGCTTATGTTAAAAGTAAATATTGCCCCATTAATGCTAGCGGCTTGGCTATAGAAATAGCAGACTTAGATTATTTTAACGATCAACAAAAAATTGAAAACTTTGTTGCATCTCCGCATTGGAAATACTTTTTAAATGCATGCAGAAGCTATGGCTTCATGGTAGATAAGAATATACCATGGCGGATTGTGGCAGATATTGGGTCTCCCGAAATGTTAGAATATGGCGCCGCATACAAACTATCAACTACTGACCGTATTTTGAACATAGGGTACACGCGCGCCGACTATATTTACTATCAAAAATTTAGAATGTACTTGCATCGGTTGTACAAATTGGTTAAACTTGACAAGATACCGGTCGTTGAGAAATGCAATGGTCGTTTAAAAACAACCTATGTCATCCCAGACAGCTATAGCGAAGAGAAACTTTCAAGCATATTTGACGACAAAAAAGTATTAAAATTTTTATTTGAAATAAGAATGAATGAAGAGCCGAAAAAGTTTAGTGAAAGTGAACAAAAAAGAATAATGAGAGACTGCCTTTCAATCTATGATTCAATTGGGCCTTCTCGTGCGTCTATCGTTTTTGAAAGAATTATCAATCATCCATTTGACTATAATGGTTCTTTAAGTTATATTATGAAAAGACGTAAAGAGACTGGAGAACCTGTTGTACTTTCAAAGCCTAGACGATAAATCCGAATGTGTTGGTATCTATGTAAACGGTAAGCTACATTTTGATGCATTACCGACAGATCTGACTAAAACATGGCGCCATTCTGGTGCGATTTCAAACAATGACGTTGAATACGCTTGGCTACGATCCGGTGGCCAAAATCTAGCAGAAGTCTGTCCGGAAGAATTATCAACACAGCTCTCAGCAAACCAATCAAAGTTTAAGGCTTACTTACAATCTTTTAGGATTGCTAGAATCGACTTAAGAGAGCTTTGCTTCTATGATCTGGTACCAGAAGATTTTCTGCTTGAATTTTGCGAAACAAAAAATCAAATAACTAAATTTGTTTTTGAAAATTACGAAAAACCTAGTAATTACGAGCATTTAGCAAAAGTACACAGACTGCTTCACAAAATTAAATATCATAATTTTGAAATTAATAACAAAGATTGCAGGGAATTGATGACGAATACAAGGGATAGGACACAGATTAATCGCCTCATCAACGGCCCACAGCATGTTGATTATAATCTTTTTGGAACTGTCACTGGTCGTCTTACTACTTTTAGTAATTCACTGCCAATACTGACTATGAAAAAGATTTATCGTAAGACAATTAAGCCAAAGAATGATTGGTTCTTGAGCCTTGACTATAACGGCGCCGAATTGAGAACAGTATTGGCGCTGGGGGATGAACCACAGCCTGACTGGGACATCCACCAGTGGAACGCTAAAAATGTATTTGGCGGTGTGGTATCGCGCGAAGAATCAAAAGAAAAGTTTTTTGCTTGGTTGTACAATCCGGAATCTGAAACAATCAAGAGTGATCTCTACAATAGAGATAAGATTTTGTTACAATATTACAACGAGGGTTATGTGTCAACCCCAATGGGTCGAAAAATAAAGGTTGACGAACGCAGAGCTTTCAATTATCTTATCCAGAGTACAACTGCAGATTTAGTCATGGAACGCGCTACTAAAATAGACAATTTTTTAAATGATAAGAAGTCGTTTATTTCACACATTGTCCACGACGAGATAGTTATTGATTTACATGATCAGGAGCGTGATTTGGTGCCATTAATTAAAAATATATTTGAAAATAATGTTCTTGGACACTTCCGCGGCAATATCAACGCCGGCAAGAACTATTTTGAACTTAAGGAGTTGCAATTATGATTTCTTTGGTTGGTATTGGCACGGCCGGCGAAAACGTGGTCAACTGCTTTACAGATAATAAAGAATACGATACGTATATTCTCTCTGATAACGTAACTCGTAATACGAAATACAAGCGTAAAATTAAGTATCAAGAAAAATTGGAAGACTATGAAAGCAGTATTCCTGACCTTACAAAATTCTTTTCTTCAATAAACGATCACGTTCAAGTATTTGTGTGTGGCTCTGGCCGCACGGCGAATGCAACACTCGCGATCCTACAGCATTTGAGAAACAAAAAAATGGATATTTATTACATTGAGCCAGATACTGACTTATTACTCGGAACCACTAAGCTTCAAGAAAGAGCAATTTTTAGCATTTTACAAGAGTACACTCGTTCAGGCCTGTTTAATTCATTTACTGTATTTAGCAATCCAACATTAGAGCAATCTATTGGCTCTGTGCCAATCAAAAAGTATTTTGATACAATTAACAAAACTATCTATTATTGTGTGCATTATAAGAATTTGTTTGATCATACAAATCCGATTATCGGCAATTTAGAATCAACTTCGGATATACAGCGGATCCGTGCGCTTGGTCGCATTGATCCATACAATCTTAAAGAAAATTGGTATTATGAACTTGACAACTCTCGCGATGTATGTTATTATATCTGCATATCAACTGAAAAACTGGAAAAGGACGGAGATTTACATAAAAAGATCATTGGGCATCTTAAAGATAAGCCTAGGAATGCATTTAAAAATGTATCCTATGCAATCTATGAGTCGCCCTTTGAAACAGACTTTGGGTTTTGCGTTGCCCATACCAACGTAATACAACAAAAAACTCTTGACAAGCTAGCTCAAGAGTAATACATTAGATGCTGAGGAAAGCTCAGTATACTTTATCAAAACAAAAGGAGAAAAAAGTAATGTCTATTAACATGGAACTAATGAAACAAAAGCTTGCCACATTGCGTGGTGAGGGAACTAGAGATAATGGTACTTCACACTGGTTTAAGCCAGATGAAGGTGACCAAGATATTCGGATCGTACCAACATCAGATGGTGATCCGTTGAAGGAAATGTACTTCCACTATAATGTGGGAGATCATAAGGGTGGTGTGCTTTGTCCGAAGCGCAACTTCGGTGAACGCTGCCCAGTATGCGATTTCGCGTCATCTTTGTGGCGTGAGGGCACCGAGAAGAACGATGAGGAGAGCAAGAAGTTGGCTAAATCACTTTTTGTGCGTCAACGTTATTTCTCACCGGTTGTGGTTCGCGGTCGTGAAGAAGAAGGCGTCAAGGTCTATGGCTATGGCAAGACTGCGTACGAGTTGCTTTTGGGTTATATTCTTGATCCAGAATATGGTGATATCACCGATTCTGTTGAAGGAACCGATATCACTCTTACTTATACGAAGCCAACTCGTCCCGGCGCATATCCACAAACTAATTTGAAGATGCGTCGTAACACAAGTCCCCTTTTGAGTGACGCTGAAGCAATCCCTGGGCTTCTAGAAAATATGCCCGATTTTGACAGCTTATTCGAGCGCTTAACGCCTGAACAAGTTGATGCCATTTTAGATGAGCAGTTGTCTAGTGATAAGTCCGCTGAGGGCCGCTCACGCCAAACTGAATCATATGGCAAAAAGAGTGAAGCCAACGATGTTGACAAGGCCTTTGATGAACTAATGGCCGGTTAACTCAACCGTTAGCGCCCCGGTTATAATAGGGCGCCCCTTTTCAATAACATACAAGGAGATATATTATGTTAGATTGGATGAAGTCCGCATGGGCTAAATGGAAGGTACAAGTTAGTTTTATTGGAGGCGCCCTTGTGGTAGCCACAACATACGGAACATGTACTCTTGAGCCAACAACGGTGTCGGACAACACCACCATGGAGGAGACTGTAAATTCTATTGAAGTTTCCTCCACCACCACGACCGAAACAACGAGTGGTGATACTACTGAAGGTGGAACAACCACTGAAACGACAGGTGATACAACAACTACCACCGAAACAACTACAACTGAGTAGTGATAAACAGCCGCTGGCAGACCGGTTAAAAGTCTGCCGCTATTTTAAGGAGAGAAAATGAGACTCGTTCTACCAGTCCTTGCTGCGACCCTGTTCATGGGTTGTGGGGATAAGGATGAAGACACAGCGGTTGACACCGCTAGCTCTACTGACACAGCAGCAGAGTAACAAAAAGCCGCTGGCAGACCGGTAAAAAGTCTGCCGCCTTTAACGAAAGACTAGATTAAACGTTTGTCACATGACACTTGTTTAATCACACAATAAACTGGAGGTGTAAAATGTCATTAGTTAGTTTAAAAGAGTTCCGTGAAGATCATGATTTCACGGAAGTATATTATGCAGAGGAGCACCAGCGCCGAGAAGTTTGGAATAACCAACTCTTAGCGCTGTTCATGGTTTCTGTATGCCGCGGCTGGTCCCAACTTACAACAATCGTTGTGGCCGACGTTAAGAAGTGTTTAAAGTTTTCTAGAAAAAACGGTGATCGCGTATCAACCAAATATTTTCAAAGAATTCTAAACAAGGGGTATCGCTATATCTCTTTAGACGGTCAAAACAGATCAAAAAAGATTGTTGAATTCTTAAATGATAAGTTTCCTATTTCCGGAACTTTTTTGGATGCTGACGATGTGTCGCAAACGGTAACAAATAAATTATTTAAAGATTTTCCCGAGCGCCTTCGTGATCGCATTTTGGATGGAGGTTTTCTTAATGTTGAAGTAGCCCCTCCTTGTGGAAAAGATACATTATCGGATATTTTCTTAGCACTAAATTCTGGTGAACCATTAAATGCCCATGAAAAAAGAAATTCTCTTAAAACCCCAATTTCTGATTGGGTAAGAAAAACTAGAAAAACTCTTGACGACGCTCTTATGAGAGTTGTCAGCAGAAAAGATGCCATTAGGATGCTGGATGATGAGTTGGTGGCTAAAATGGCCATGGTCCTCATGAGGAACAACCCAGCCAATAACAAAACCAATCATTGGGGTTTGTCCTCCGATGAAATAGATCGTTTTTATTCTATGGGCTTGGGTTATCACTCTATTTCTGATGAAGGGTGTCCGTACTCTTTGAATGACGTACAGAGAGTGGAAGAGATTCTAGACATGTGGAGGCACACAATTTGTAATCAAGCTTATTACCCTCCATCAAAAACAATTGCAGCAAAAATGTGTTGGGCTGTACTCTATGTTTGTGAATGGGCCTATGACAACAACTATGACATTGATTGCAGTTCTTATTCTTTGTTTTTTAGCAAATTAAAAGAATTAGACGACAGCCTTATTAGTCAAAGTGATACTGCGTATGCTAACGAGAAAACAAGATACATCGCAAATAATTTAGATCCCGACGAAGTTTCAAAACAACAATATTATTTTACTTGGATCAATTTGCCCCATCAAATTCCCGCTCGTAGTAAGAGAACTAAAAATCTTACCGATTGTGTAAAAACAAATGTATTTGCATTTGGGTTGCGAAAACTCGCAGCTTAAACGATGCGCGCCGCTGGCAGACCGGCATAATGTCTGCCGCTTTACTACATATTACAGTAACCGGAGGAATTAGGTATGACGTATAAATTTCAAATGAATCACTGGATGGAGCCGCTAGAAACAGGCGCAACAGAA